ATGCTTTGTGTTCAAAAAACAAGGTAAACGATTGAGTGTCTATGGTATCAGCAGGATTTGTTTGAGCATCATCAAAAGACCTCGTTTGACTTGTCCCATAGGTAGGGATATATGAGGTAGGGTAGCTTGAATTGCTTTCTACTTGACCTCCATACAAGTAAAATCCGCTTGTTCCGTCTCCTGTATATGTTTCGGCTCTTGCAGCAGTTTTAGATTGAACAGAAGCAATGTAAAAACCTAAAGATGTAGCCAATGGATTTATTACTCCAAAGATGCGATACCATCCATTACCATAATCTTCAGTATCAAAACTAACCATATTATAGTCATTGTATGTGCCATTAGAAAGGTCAACATTTGCATAAGCCTCTGGAGATGTTTGCCCTGTTCCAAACAATACTTGCAAAAATTGATTTTCTCCTTGCTTTGCAAAAATTGAAAAAGCCGCATTTGATGAAGATGTAACACTTCCATTTAAAGAAAGAAAATGTAAACCCGTATCAGTAGTTTCTACCATCTTGGTAGCGTTGTCTACTCCCTCTGGAGATGTGGCTGCATTGTGAGTTAGTGTAATCCTTGTTTGAGGATAACCTGCATAATATTCACTATTTAAAACACTATTTGTCCGTTGAGGCTCAAGTAAAAGAGAAGGACACGAAGCACCACCACTATAATCTAAACGAGGCATATCCTCCAAGATACCTGCTTGTGCAGTAGATGCTCCTGTTTCAATGTAATCAGTAGCTACCAAGCCTTGCTCTAATTGAGCGTCTTGGATGTAGATTCCTGAAGTGCCATCTCCTGCAAAATTAATGTGTTCGCTTGATGTTGGGGAAGGTATTGGGCCAATTCCCACATTATAAGAACCACTATGGTTAATCGTAAGAGTAACCCTATACCAATCGTTACCAACGCTTGTAATCGTGGAATCTACAATACTATCTCCACCGCTTGTCCCCTTTGTTCCGTTTTGTAAATCAAAGTTTGCATATGCTCTACCACCACCAATACCATAGACACGAAGTTGAGCGTGATAACCCGAATACTTTACATAAAAGCTACCAGTGTTTAATTTAGTTGATGAGTAATCGGAATTGTAAATATATTTGGAACCTGCCGATACATTTGCAATTAAAATAAAAGCATTTGTTCCACCATCTTTATCTGCTTGATTACCTACAACACCAACCAAATGTCTAACCCAAATAGCATTAGAAAAGTCATTAGAATAGGTCAAGACATTCTCTCTACCCTTCTCAATAAGACCATTAACATCTACCCTCGTAGCAGCAAGATTTGAACCCCTACTAAAGGTAAAGTCCCCACTACCATCAGTAGGTCTAATACTATACAACTTACCATCCTTGTAGGCACTTGGTATCATCGCCAACGAAGCATCGTCAAATAATTTACTCATTATAATAATTCGTTTAATTCGTTTATGGTGCAAGTCCTTGCCTCCGTAGAACCACTGGCCGTTACAACCCTCAAGTCATAAGCATCAAACAGTACCCTTCCACCATCAGCATCTCCCATAGCCTTAATAGCATTGTTCACACACTTCGGGGATTCTACTATAGCACCATCTAATTCCGCTCTCTCAATAAAAGATTTAACGATAGCCAACAGCCTACCGATAGCCTTTCTTGCTATAAGAGATATGCTGTTAATTAAACCCATTTAGGAAGCTTTATATGCGATTACTTTTCCACTTGCTACAGCAACACTATCAAATCGTCCAAAGACAATAGTACCCTCTGTAAGGGTTACTGAAGTTAGTGCATCACCAACAGTCGTAGTAGTCGTTACCACACTGTCTTCCAATGCTTGAATAGAACGGAAGCTCTCTCCCGCTGTAGAAGAATCTCCACCTGATAGTAAGCGAAATCCGTAGTCACCTGTTGCGGACTGGTAGAAGTTACCTTCCTTTACAATAGTTTCGTATGACATTTTATTATTGTTTTAAATTGTATAATTCTGTTATAGTGCAATCTCTTGCCTCTGTATCTCCACTTGCTAATGCTACACGAGCATCGTAAGCATCAAATAATTGTCTGCCAATATTAGCTATAGGAGATGTTCTTATCTCTTCTGCAACACAAGAATAAGATTCTATGGTAGCTCCGTCATCAAGAACACGAGTACCAAAGTTATCATAACCTATCTCCGTAGAAGAGCCTTGATAACCACCGCTTTTAAAAAGGTAAACCTTTCTTCCAGTATCAGTAGTTATGGCGTTAGATAAATAACCTGTACCTCTATAGCTGTAAGCCATTAATTAAATATTGTTTGGTCAGTAAACGGAGTCTTATCATCAAGAACTAAAGAAGCAATACCGCTCTCGGTAGTTAGCGTGATGTTGATGTTAGATTTCTCCGAAATACTCGTGCCACTATTAGCCTCGTAGTTCATCGTTAAGCCATCCATCCATCCTGATATAGTAACACTGTCGTTGTTATGTACAAGAACAGCTACAATGTCTTCTCTGCGGCTCATATAGTCAATCTGATTGACCTTATTGTCAACAGAAGGAATCTGAACAACTATGTTCGTAGTTACTACACCGAGTCCGTTTGAGATATTCTTGTTCTCATCAAAAGAAGTTACACCGTCCTTGATGTTATGTTCAAAGACAACAGTATTGTTAGTGTCCACTTGTGTCACAACAGTTTCATCAAGCGGGTCAAAAGTGATAGTTAAGTCTTTCTGTAATAAAAGAATTACTTTTTCAATACCACCTGTAACACGCTTGTTACAATTGATATCAATATCACTTAGTAGTATGGAGCAATTAAAAGCCATAATTATTTTTTATTACATTGAAAATTCAAACTCAACAATAAGCTCCGCTTCAAAAGAGAAACCAGAAGGATATCCCGTATAAGGCGTGCTATTGGTTGCTGAGCCGTATCCGATGTATGGTCCGTAGTAAATAATTCTGTTCCCGTTAGAATCTTTAGTGTCTCTCCAAGCAGCGTTTGGAGTAGCTACATTTATTTTTTGATAAAGGCTACCGTCACTACCCATATAATGAGTAATATTTCCTGTGGAAAATCCATTATCAACGTTTGCTGAATAAGTATTTAGGAAGCGATATCCGTTATATTCATTTATTGTAAATTGAGAACCTCCTACGTATGATGCAATTCTAATATAACCAAACATATTGTAAAGTTCAGCAGAGGATATACCCATTAATGTACTTGTGATTTGAGAAGCATTTGATGTTAAATCACCAGCAGGCACGTTAGACTTTACAATTAAGTTTTTAATTCTAACTTTATTGTAATTGTTAAACTCGGGAGAGTCAAATGAGCTAGCATTTGTTGATGGAGCATCTAAAATAGTTACATTACCCGAAGCAGGGTAATAAGTAGTTGTAGAAGCCTCAAGTAGTTCTTGAGAAGACCAGGATTCGCCATTTATTCCGATGTGAGTGCCATCGGCAGTAAGATTTATAGAAACTGTTTTTGTAACAGAATTGTTTACGGTTGGTGTACTAACACTCCATACACCAACATTAGGGTTCTGTACACACACGATACGGTACAACTGACCATCATCAGGAATAGAGTACCCCTCACCATCGTTAAGCCCTAAGATGCTGTCTGTGGCACTATAAGGAAACACAGTGATGCTTCTATCAGAAGTGTTTACTACGTTGATTACAAGCCCTAATTCGGGTTGTGGTAGCTTAACAGCAATGTTGTTAGAGTCCGCAGAGGTCACAAGGTTTACTCCCGCTGTAAGCAATGTTGCTCCCGCTAAAGAAGTACCACTTGCAGCAATAGTCGCTTGAGTCTGTACAAGCTTATTTACTTGTAACTCGTCTAAAGTTAGTGAGGTAACGTCTTGACCATTACCATTTTGAAGAGTCCCTTGCGTTGGAGTACCAGCAGCATCACCTATCGTTAATAGGTTGCCATAAGTAGACTCAATAGTTTCGTTAGTTAAATTCATTTACCCCCAGTTAATATTGTTGTTAGACCAAATTTCATTGTGATTAACCCAAAGTGTTCCAAGCTTAATCAAAGACTGGTCACTCGTAGCTATGGATGATTCCCAAGAAGTTCCTTTTAAGGTTACATTTATACTTGAGGCATCTGTTATTGAAGCACCACTTGATGCCGAGTAGTTCATATCAAGACCTCGTATCCACCCGCTTATAGTTGCTGTTCCATTGTTGTGCATAAGAACACAAACTATATCGCTCCTATAAGACATCTGCTCAACCTTTGAAGCTCTGCTATCTATAGCAGGTAGCTTTACAAATATCTCAGTTTCTATAACAGGTACGGTTAAATTCGTTTGTTTAGTTTCTGAAAAGTATGTAGCCTTGTCCTTGGGGTTATGCTCAAATGTTACAAAGTCTTCTAAGTTGGCATTTAAAAGAACTGTCTCCGCTGATGTATCAAGTGTCAAACTTAAGTTTTCTTTTAAACCTAAATACACTTTCTTGATTCCTCCTGTCAAACTATTAGAACAGTTGGAGTCTATATCACTCAATAAAACAGAACAATTAAAAGCCATATATTTTAAATAAAAAGGGGCGAGGTTTTCGCCTCACCCCCTTGTTGTAATTTACAAGATTTGCTATTAAGTAGTAGCAAGAATAAAGTCAGCAGAAGAGATGCTGTAAGACAAGCCAAGCTCATCACCTGTTAGAGTGAGTTGGAAGCGGTTCTTTTCAGAACGGCCAGTTCCAGAGTTAGCGTCAACAGTTCCTGCGTACAAGCCGTAGTCCAAACCACATACGTGGAAAGTTCCAGCAGCAGTCTCTACAAGAGCAACCAACTCAGCACCACCTTTAGAGATGTCGTTAAGCTTTGTGATTTTGTCAGCAGTCATTTTAGGAAGCTCTACAGATACAGTTGGTACAGTTGATACTACACCATCAGCAGCTACAGTTTTAACTTCACTGAATACAGAGAAGCCATCCTTGTTGTTAAAAGAAATTTGTGATACTCCACTTACAGCGGTAGCAGCAGTAATCGCACGGTCAGCAGCGTCCAAAGTCAATGCAGCAATAGCATCGGTTCTGTTAGCAACGTGCAATTCTACGATACCACCAATTGCAACATCGTCACAAGAGTAGGAAATATCAGCAAGAGTTACATTACAAGCCATTTGTTATAGGTATTAAAGGAAGGGCGCAAGGCCCTTCCGTTAGTTATTTAATTATGCGAAGTCTTTTGCGTAGACAATCTCTTCACCTTTAAGGTAAGAGAAACCTAACTTGAACTGTCCCCAAATCTTGTCAGAAGATAGTTCAGCTTCGTACTTCATATCAATTGCGCGAACGTCATTGTACTCGTCAGTCAACATTACGATGTTCTGAGCAGCAGCAATCATAAATTCGTTAGCAGGCATAGATGGGAAGTGAATAACTTCCATACCGTAGTAGTTTGGCACACCACCTTCTACAACACCTTGTGGAGTAGTAGTGTAAAGACCAGCGATAGCGATTTGGTAGTGTTGCATAGCAGCAGTTCCCAAGAAGATGGCAGGTTTGAAATCACGGTCAGCATCGCCGTAAACAGCAGCCAACATAACGTCAGACATTGTTTCGTAAGCACCTTCCAATTTGTCAAGGATGTTAGCAGAAGTTAAAGCACCGTTAGTGTCGTAGTCTAACACAGCAGCATCAGCAGCCATTTCAGTAGTCAACGCAGTACCTGCAACAGTCAAAGCTTTCTCAGCAGACAATTTAGCGAAGTAGTCAAATACCCAATCCTTGAACTCAGCGTCCATAGTTTCTGGGTTGTTCTGACCTTTCTTCAAAAGAAGACCACGGTAAGAAGTTTCAAGTGCATTCTTACAGTTTAGGAAAGACCACTTGTAAGTGGTTACGGTCATTTCTTTTTCTCCGATTGTAGCAGCAGATGCTCCATCAAATACACAAAGGTCTGAACCGAAAGATAATGTAGCGTCAAAGATAGGTACGTTTACTTTAGCTTTAACACCGTCAACAAGGCGAAAACGGTTTAATACCGCTGC